CCAATGATAGGTATGGCACGAGCATTTACAGTAACAAGCGACCCATTTTACATCAACGCAAGCATAACAGAATCAGCCGCTGACACCTATACACAGGTGCAAGTGAGCGCACCCTTAGACTCTCTCAACCGTGAAGGCTTGCTGGTTCATGCGGCCTATTTCAGCGGTCAAGAACCTGAACGCCTCCCCAATGCAATTTCCCAAGTGAAGATGCAAGTCACCTCAACCTCTCAAACGGGAATCGTTGGGGCGAACAATGCCAACCTACTCGCTTCACAACAGAAAACTATCACAGGCGGTGCGGCTGAGTTTGGCGGTCTAACCATTGTCGACATGGTCGGTGGGAATGACCCATACCAAACCTCAGACATTCTTGGCATCGTTGCTACTGATGACCTATTCTTCGCTATTGAAGGCGTTGGAGGGCAAGCAGGAGCGAAGCAGGGACAGGTTCGGTTGGTCTGCTCCCGAATCAAACTCTCCGCTGACGCATACGCTGCTCTCGTGACTAACGAACTCTCCTCGTGAGGTGAATAGGCGTGTGTGCTACCTGTGACATCATCAGAGGCCTTCTAATGGCTTCTGGAAGGGTTTCTGAGGATGTTGCGAATGCCGTCGCCTATTCGCCTCCAATTGAAGCGGTCAATGACAATATCACCAAAGCGGCAAAGCGCAAGGTGTCCAAGTATCAACGAGAGTTTGGGCGAGTCATGAAGCAACTCAAGCGAAAGCATCCCCGAACTAAGATGCAGAATCTCATGAAACGAGCCCACCGTGAAACGAAGAAACGCCTCAAGAAATAGGCCATAGAACGCGTTATATACGACAATGGGTAGCGTTAGGCTATGTCCGACCGCATACTGAGCCCCTACATCCAACAAAACGAAGCAGTATTCACCGAGATGGTGAATCTTCAAGTCGGTGATAGCGCATCACCTTTGGGTATGTCCAAAAAACACGCAAATGTAGCCGTGTATCTCCGTGTTTCCACAGGCGACCAAACTGTTGAAAGCCAACTAATGAGATTAACACCGTTCCTCTTGGCTGAGGGTTATGATGTGGAGGAGTGTTCGCTATACATTGACGACGGTGTTTCCGCTAAATCAAAACCGAACTTCACCGACCGACCCGCTGGTTTGAGAATGATGGAAGATGTCACCTCTGGAAAGATAACTACCATCATCGGAACATATGTCAATCGCTTTTTCCGTCGTGTTGCTCAAGGTGCATTGTGGCTTGATGAGATGGCAGACAAATATCCGAAGGTTGTCATCAAGACTTCGGACTGTTTTGCTGACTCAAACTCATCTGCTGGCCGTATGATGTGGCATACTTTGCTGATGGTTTCCGAGATGGAGAACGAACAACGAGCAGAACGGACTCAATCGGGTATGCAACGCCTTCAAGAACAACTCAAGAAGTCCTCTCATGCCGTTTTTGGATGGCTATACAACGAGGATGAGGAGCGAATGAACCCCAACTGGCACCAGCAAGCCGTCATCAAGTATGTGGCGGATGCTTCTGACGGTGGAAAGGGTCAATCCTACTCGTCGATTGCTCGAGACTTGAACGGTTGGGGCATCCCTACCTCAACAGGTCGTCAATGGAGTCCTACAACCGTCAGCAGACTCATCAACAAACCGCCCAAGATGCAAGACCAACTTCACCAATTTGACCCACCCAAGACTTTCCCCGTGAATATCCGTCGTGTCAAGTGGTGAGCATAGAGAAGTGTTCTCTCAAAGTTTCGGATGGATGAAAGTTTGCGACGAGTGTAATCATCAGATTTTCATCTTCCCAAAGTTTTGATGTTTCCCATCGTCTTAATTCTTCAATCGGTCTGAAACGATTGTCGTTCTTGTAGTAGTTGATACTCCATCGGTGCGACCAGTAGCAATCCACCACCATCTCATAGGTTTCATCATCCATCCAGTCTGGTTGGCCGATAGAATCCATCATCCTATCAAGAGCATAGTTCACATTTTTTTGACTTGGTGGCTTTCGTTCTGCAATCGCCTTCTCCTTTGCTTTGAGTTCGTCCAATAATTGGTTCAAAATGAACCAATTCTTGCGAGAAGGACTCGTTCCTCCCCACCAATTTGAGATTGTATCTCTATTCACCCCAAGTTCTTCTGCAAGTTCTTTCTGATTCATTCCAAATCGTTCAAGTTCTCTTAATACATTCTGAGCATTCCGCATATTCCGCATATTCCGCATATTCCGAATCACCGTTATCAACTGTGAGTCATTAAGTAGTCGAAAACACCAATGATAGGTATGGCACGAGCATTTACAGTAACAAGCGACCCATTTTACATCAACGCAAGCATAACAGAATCAGCCGCTGACACCTATACACAGGTGCAAGTGAGCGCACCCTTAGACTCT